CCATCATCGGGGTGTTACTTATGACTGCACGCTGAACCTGGGTCACGAGCAGGTCGTGCGTAGACTTGGCGAACCAGTCACGCTCCATCTGGTCCAGGTAGACGAAATTCGTCCAGCACTGGAACTGGAGAGACCCGTAGGTTGGGTTGGTGTACACGTTTGACCCGAGGTTATTCACAAAAGATATCGTGGTGTTCTGAACGAATGAAACCGGGCTTGTGGCAGCTGTAAATGAGACATTCAGTGTGGGAGGTGCCCACGAGTTGACGGTGACTGGGCCGTTAATGGGCAGACCGACCACATAGTTTCCTGCACTAATATTGCTTGAAGAAATACTTGAAACTGGGCCGAGAGTAAATAGGGCAGTCGTTGCATTGGTACCCACCGTTGGAAGAGTGCCCACAATCTGAGCAGATGCAACAGGTACAATTCCTGCGAGAACCTGGCCCGTGAATGTGGTGCTCGTAATATTTGCGTTTGCAGTATTGGAGAATGCAATCACCACGTTGGACAGGTAACCCTGTCCAGAAGCCGCTGGGAATGCGTTGGAGAATGACTGAATGACTGCCAGGTTAGAGTACACGTTGGAGCTGTTAACATTTGCAAGAATGAGACCTGGAAAAATAGGACCAGTCGTCTGTGAGAGCTGGACGTTTGCCGTGTTGGATGATGTAATTACAGTCGAATCAGTCAAGACATTTGCCGTTGCGTATGGAATGTAAGAAGTACCTAGGAATGGAGAAACGGTCGAAGTACCCGTATTTACGTTGATTGTGTTATTCAGGTAGCTTGACCACGTGATGCGAACCTCCACGTCATGGTACTGGAGAGCGATGAGGGGAAGAGCAACCGACCAGTCCTTGCAGAAGAAGAACTTGAGAGGGAGGAAGGTGGCTTTCTGGTTATTCACCGTGGTAGAATTCAAATTCAAAACACGCTGGCTGAAAGTCTGAGCACCGGGGACTGGCTCAATGTCCGTCATGAACTCAATGTCCTGAGTATCTACAATCTGTCCGCCAATCAGCAGCTCAAACTTGTCAAATACCTGAGTCCAGTCAAGGTTCGCAATAACGGCACCGTTGTTATCAGTAGCCGTAAAATATACATAGCTCAGAAGGTCACCCTTCTTTTCAAACCGAATTGTTGATATACCACCAGCTGCTGGAGCGCCCTGAATAATCTGACGCTCAACCGAGTTTGCGTAATGGGTATACTTGCGATAAGATGACCGGTAGAATGAAATTTCAGGCTTGCCGGTCAGCCAAGCATCCTGATCGCCGACAGCAACGAGTTTCACAACACCTCCGCTCATTTATCATTGTGTATAGATTTTTTTGGCGTGAGCCGAACTCAGTCCTGGGTCTTACACAACCGCGAGCGGAGGAAGAGCCACAGGGTTCCCCTCGAGAGCCTGGATCGCCACGTCAAGATGGTGAGGACTTGCGTAAGGGTTCTGTTTACCCTTGAATTCATCAAATTTGTAGAATTTAGGATTCACATATTGCTGTACACGCCCGCCTGTAGTAGCGTTGACTGGTCCAACCGGGAACGGAACAGTCTCTGTGCGAAGCTCGGTTGCAATACCAATTACATTGAGTGGATCGTTACGGAGATTCATTCCTCCCGCATTTCCTGCACGATCAGGCTTTGAACGATCGTCACTTACACGTGTGAGAGCCTTGTTTGTGTAAGCATTCTCACCACCCTCAGCATATGGCTGATAGACGTCATATTGTGGCGGACCGTCTGAAAGCGTATCTTTGCGGTATCCAGTTTCCTGGCGAATAGTAGGACGCTCAGTCTTTATAAACTCTGGGCGAAGCTCTGCACTCGTAAGAGCACCGCCTTGACCTCCGCCTCTGCTCGGAACGGATGGCTGGTGAGCCGTCTTGGTATCCTTTGCAAGATGCGTTACGAGACCAAGAGGAACAGGTCCTCCATTTGGTACAAAGTATGAAGGAGGTCCGTCACGTCCCTCGAGAGTCGTAAGCTTCTCCTCGTTGATATTCGTGGGCAAAGCACGGAAGAACTGGTGGAAACCGCCTGCGGCTGCGACATTTGCACTGTACCCAAGACCTGGTCCCACGGTGTGTGGATTTCCGAGGGGGCTCAGGTTGTTCATTTTATTCGTAATGTACTCGCGTTCGTACAAGTTATAAACCGGCTGCCCATGTGGATAAGATTTCGTGTCTGGGCGAGTGTCTTGGAGCGATTCGACAGCATCCTTTGGCTGGAGACGCCAGTCACCAATACGCCGACCGAGGTCTGGATTCGTATTCCGCAAATCAAATGCATCCTTCGCATGGTCTCGCGCGTTGGACATGAGATCGAGATCGCGACGAGTTATAGATCGAGTGGTTGGGGGCTTTGCTGGTTTTACATAGGTAACAATTGAATCATTGTCACCTTCGCTCAGCTTTTTACCTGCAAACACAAGACCGACGATGGCTGCAATAGCCAGAGGGTCCATATACTATAGTAAATTATTTCTTTTGGAAGTATCGCTGATTGAAAGCAGCGTTCTGCATATCAGAAAACGTGCTGCGAGGATCCCACCGCATCCACTGGATAGGGACTGCGGCGGTGTCATAGTAGTTGTTCGGGAAGTCATATGGCTGCTCAGTCATATTCTTACGCCATGCAGTCGTTGGCTCGGAAATGAGGAAATTGCTCACAACTGCAATGTCCTCGAGAGTGATCTGGGCTGGGCCTTGCCAGACCCCCCGCTCAAGTACATTTTGGCTCGTGCTAAGAGTCGGTGCCATATAATACATGTCCGGAAAATTACTTGCCAGCGGCACCACCTGCGCCACCACGACCTCCGCGCATTTGCGTCTCTTCGGGGAAGTGGAAGTTGAAGTTGTCTGGATCACATGCTACCCCGCCTTGGTCGTGACACATTGGGCTGAACTTCTTCCCGAATGAAGCCTCGGCGAATGCAGTCTGGTCGCCTGGGATTGTGCTCACGGGCATGGTGTAAAAGTTTCGCTCAGCATCGCGAATGCGCTCAAATGGATGAATGTCGCTCATCTGTTGCTGAACTTCTGTACGCACACTAGGATACCAAGCAGCCGAAGGACGATCAGGGTCGTCTATGATATCTGTTAACATAGCGTTCGCCATTGGGTTATCCCGAGTCGGAAGAGTCACGTCGGGCTGAAGTATATTGGGAATGCGACCACTTGCAATTGAATTCTTACCGTCAATAATCATATTGTTTTTCTGAAGGTACATGAGCACGGCAATTACAAGAATGCCAAGCGCAAACACGCGTGTATCACGCTGGATAAGGTAAACTATACAAGTTGAATAAATTACAAATCGAGTCGTCGCAAGAGCGCGCTCTTTTGCTGTCTGATTTGAGTTGGGCCAAAATTTAAGCAAGTCATCTGAATTGAATATTTCTTTGACATCCATTCCTATAGTCTAACGAGATTTTTTGTTACCCTTCTTCTTGGAAGACTTGGGCTTCTGGAGCTGAAGCATCCCTGCAAACGGACCGTTTCCTGACATCATCGTACTGAGCATGCTATTCACGCCCGACATGAGAGACGCCTCGTTCATCTGACCGTCACCGAGTTTCATATTCTTTGCGCAACTCTCGGCAACTGCTTCAATCTGGGAAAGAGCGTCTGGGGGAAACATGTTGAGTGTCATTGCGATCATGTAGAGAGACGATAGCCACTGCCAGATTGCATTCTTGTTCTGGTCTGTGCACGTCTCCTCGTACCAGTGCTTGTGAAGAAACAACTTCTTGGCAAACTCATTCTCCTCGCAAAAGAAGCTTGGATCTTTTGCCATCATTTTCTGAGCAAATGGTCCAACCTCCTTCATAAATGTCTGGTAAGGCTCCATGCCTTCGCGAGGGGCAGCCTTGGCAGTGTGAAGTGCAAGATCATCTGACCAGACCGAGAGAATGTCGTCGAGAAACTGACCATACATGTCATTAAAAGCTTTGACAGTTGTCATTGTATTTTAAAAGTTGATATATTCCTTATCTGGTTAAAAAGGTTCAGTCATTCTTGCTTCGTGAGTGCCATGAGCTTTATTTGTCAAAAAGTAAACAAGTATAGCAATCAAAAAAGCAGGTTTGAAATATTCTGAATTTTTCAATTTTTCTCCTCCGTTCATTTGATTTTTAATGTAAACATAAGCAACCGTTATCGCGGCTGCTGCTATCGCAGCATTCATTGGTTCCCTGAGCAGTTGATCCATTCTGTCATTGACCAATCTTATTTATATTCCCGGGTGTCCCGCGTGGAACACTCGGAGGGGCGTCGTCAAACAGGTTCTCTTCTGCGGGTGCGGGAGTGCCTCCTGGGACGTTTGGCGGGGTCAAGCTATTGTTGACCGTAACCGTCGTATCAACGCCTTCTGGTGTCTTTCCAAATTCCATACCAGGAGTGTTTTCCGGAACTCCGCCAAAGTCTTCAGTTGTTGGCTCGGGCTCGTCAATCTGCTCTTCTTCATCGTGGTCAAGATCCAAGTCGCCTGAACTTGGGATTGGAAGATAGGTATTCAAAATCTCAGCCGTTGGGACGAGCGCCTCGATGACCTCTGCAATCTCCTCTGAAAACCGGCGAAACAGCTCCTTCTTTCTGAATTCGTCAGTATTAGTTTCAGTAATTATGATTGGGTCATCGTACAAATTACGTGCACAACTCTCGTAGCACCTCTGAACAAACACATCATTCGCAGGAAGCTTTATGCAAATCTTTTTAGACTTTTTGTCGGTACGAATTGCGCTCAGAATCTTGACTTGTATCACGAATACAGCAGCCATCAGACTCGGGAAGAGGGAATTTGATTTTATTATCGCTTCAGTATTCTTATTCGAAATTGAAGAATTCCACGTTTTCACATCCCTGAGGAGTTCTTGAAAAACCCTGGTCATGTTTTTACCCTGAGAAACCTTCTTGGACTCGAGCCATATTTCCCAAAACGCTTCAATCA